TCCTCAGAATCCCCTAGGCTCCCTTCAGACGAGGAAGAGACTCGGCGTAAAGCAATTCGCCTCCGCGAACTCTTAGAAGAGAAGCTAAATGACGCTACCGAAGATACTAAAGCCCTGTTAGAGGGAGATACCCCCGAGCGGGCAGTAGCAGACGAATTCAATAAGAGGAAAGAATAAGTGCGACAGGGCGAGTACTCCAGGTGTTGGGCAAGGATTGCGTTGATGGTGTGCCTACTATCCGCAAACTCCCCTGTCGCCTATTCGTCCGAACCCCCACCATATCCTGGGCCGACAGAGCCCGTTGAAGGGCAATGTTCTGAAGTGACGATTCAAGCGGGCCCTGAGATGTGCGGAGGAGTTATTCTTCCAACATCCTGGGCGGCGGATTACCTCCTTTGGGAGGATTATGCGCTAGGACTCCAAGAAATCTTCGCAGAGGAGACAGACTCCTTAGAAGCGAGGGTTGATTTTCTTGAACATGAGCTCATAAATGCCCAATATACTCCGTGGCTAGAAGAGCCCAAGATAAATCGGTGGTTTGGCCGGGCAGAGGGTGTAGTAATCGGGGCCCTAACTGGCTTCGTTGTCTACACTCTCTGGGCCCAAAAGTAAGAGGACGCCCCCGCTTGCACTAGGGGCGCCCATTCTCAGTGCTATATTCTGGAAGCCTGCCTGAGTTACCACAAGCTATGGAGGTGGGTAGGATCAAGTAATTTCGGGGAAATCCTAACCGATCGACATATAGCTAATCTTCCATGAAAGATCCCCGTCATGAAATCTTGAGCGTTTCTCCGTGCTCTCGTTCTATTGTAACATATGTCCATCCTGCCCGTTGTTTTCCTTTGGGCCGAATAGTTGTCATCACAATAACCTGACTCGGAGATTTCCTAAGAACTTCAAGGGTTTGCCCTAGGGTCTTAGCATCCCACATTCTGTCATCAACAATAGTAAGGTCATCTCCGCTTCCGAGGGCCCCTGCGATTGCCGCTATTAGTCGTGCTTCTGTACTACCAGAAAGGGCATAGTGATCCTCAGTACCTCTACGGAGTCCGATCGCTATTTTTCCTCGACTTATCTCGAAAATGAATTCCTGTGTTTCAGGGAGAAGCTCATTTACTCGAGAGATGAAATCTTGGGTTTCTTTGTTTGACGCCAGACGATCAAAGAGTACCCCAAGCATCGCGTCCTTCAGTTTCTTAGACGCGTCTTTCTTGTCTTGGGCAAGAATCTCCCCTTTCTTAGCGAGTTTCGCTGTCTTCATCATCCGCTTCTGAAAATGGGCATCTCCGATTTCTGCCAAAGCTTCCTCTGTTGGTGGAATCCTTCGAACTCCGTCCTTTCCCCCCAAAAGCTCCGTTAGATGAGTAATTACTCCATTCGCCTGGATTGTGGGATCTGCCCGATAAGAAAGATAGATACTTCGGAGAATGTCTCTCGACATTGCTCGTTGTAGGGTGGACATTAGCCCCTTAAGCTCTTCGTCATCTACCGCAGTTACTGTACCCATTGACTCAAGAGCTATTTGGGCCGCTTTCGCTATCGTATTCTGGTCTCTCTGCTCCTTTGAAAGCTTATCTATGAAACTAATCAACTCGATTGTCTTTCTCTCAGCGGCCTTCACATCAAAAAAGCTGTGGAGGTTCTCGGAGATCTCCTCTCGGATAAGCTCTGTAGAGAGCTTATGGATCCCAAGAGCCCCCGCAAAGAATTTCAGTTGGGTTTCTACGCTCCCAGCAAGAACAGCCTGGATCTCCGCCACTGTGAATACAGAGCCCTCAGGGGCCGTGTGCTTGGGCCTAGAGCCGAGCGCGAGTTTCCACTCACAGAACTCGCCAGAATCCAGCATAGCCGTAGCAGAGCACAGGGTAGTGTCCTTAGGGATGAGCGTAGCCAAGAGTTTTCCATCCCGGGTATTCTTTGCTCTCCAGAGAAGCCCGTATGCGGCACCTGTTCTGGCCAATTGGCAAGCTTCGGCAATCCCAGACTTTCCGGCCTCGTTCTCTCCGATCAATAGGGTATGCTGACCCAAATCTACCGTATAGTCACGCCCATTTGGGCTCTTGATATTTGTCGTTATTTTCTGTATGTACGCCATATTTCACTCCTTAGTAATTAATTTCAGCCTTTCTCACTTAAGACCTCGTTTGCCTTCTTGGTTAGTCCATCTTGGTCAATAAAGGGTTTTCCGAAGTGCCCTCGATAGAATTGCGCCAGAGCAGCGCCATGCGCCCGATTGGGCGTTGCCACTTCCTGGGCCCAACCCTCAATAGTCCGTGCCCTCGGTACGACACCATTCATGTGCGGGCCCATATAGACTGCTATCTCTTCAAAAGTCAGCCCATCATGAAGAAATTCTCGTACTACTTCAGCAGCGTGTGCTTGAACGTACGCTCGCTCCCCATACCCAACCTCAATCGACCCCATCTTCTTTCTCCTTTCCAGTACACCTAAATCCTGAAGACCAATCCTCTGGATCATAGGCATAAACCTGTGTTATTCGTTGTAAACTGCCCCAGCTGTTCTTCGTATCTTTTTTAGGCAAGAGCCGAAAAACGGGGAGATTAGCAGTGATAGCCCCCTCTATTATGTCGGCGGTCGCCCTCCCAACAACATCACTGGGTACCACATAGACATGATAAAGGCGTTTCATAGTGACAGCATCCCTTCGTGCGACGACCCTTTTTGCCCAAAGAGACCAATCTCCTCGGCAACACTCTCGAAAGTCGTCACGTCCAGGTACTACTCTGACTCGAAGGGTGGCCCCTTTCTGTGCGGCCTTCTCTTCAAAGCCCTCTTTTATCCTTGCCATCCCTAGGCGGATCTCCTCTTCGGAGGCCCCCGATGGGTGGGCAAAGAACACTGTTAGTTTCTTACTCATGTTACACCTCAATCCAACGGCTACCGATCTCGGATTCTGCCGTATAGTCTACTTTAGCCCCGCGCTTACGGCGGCGAGACATAGCCCTCTCTAAAACTCCTGATGCAAAATCGGCCTGATCCTCGGGCACCTCTAAATAGAGGGCATCGTGACCATGGCTGATTAGCCAACTTTCGGGGATTACTCCTCTTGGATCATCGATAGCAACAGTACTAAACCAGTCCTGTGGCCCATAGATAAGCTCGATCATCCCCTCATTTACGATAGCTACCGCCCCCGACTGTACGGGAAAGTTTACGATCTCATTGATCTTATCTTCGTTCTTGAAATAGCGCCGTCTTCCCCAGAGGGTATCTGCGATAAACCCCTCCCTACGGTATTTGCTCTCCATTCGGGCCCACCACCGTGGGACTTCGGGGTCTGCCCGTTTTAGGCCCTCAATAACCTGACGTACATCCTCTATAGTGAGGTGTGCATATAAGAGATTACCTTTATCGTCCTCTACAGAGGCAATCTGCTCGTGTATACGTTTAGTGGATGCGGCATACTGCCACGCATAGCGCGTGTTCTTGGTAATATCACGGGTGTTCTTGAACACCCCTTTTCCTTTGAGCTTGCGGTCTTCTGGGGCTCCTTCAAGTTTCCAGATTCCTTTTCCATAGATGATCTCCATTGTCTCGTTGTGCGGGTCTAGCCCTGAGTTTATTACGTGTATCGAATGCTTAGCGTTTGCTTCTTCAGCGATGTACCTTAGCTCGAGTTGGTCCATGTCTGCGCCGATAAGGATGTGCCCCTCTTTCGCGATATACATATCCCTAAGGATCTTAGGGATGTTCTGAGCATTCGGATTACTCGAGGAATACCGCCCAGTTACGGGCAGTCTATTGTAGCTGGGGTGGATACGCTCAACCTTGCCCTCAATAAGCGGGCGAATGAAGGTACTCATTAGCTTAGACACCTTCCTGTAAGATCGAACAGAGCGTAAAAAGGTCATGCGCTCTTCTGCTAATCCATAGTGTACGATCATAGTTCGGAGGGTCTCGTCGTCTGTAGAGGGATCCCCCGTCTTTTCTGAATAGTGGTGCGGTGAGAGCTTCCACTTATCGAATAAGAGTTCTCCCATCTGACGTGTGCTATTCGGATTGAATTGCTGTCCTCCGATAGACTTACAGATAGCGAGTTGCTCTTTAGCCACCGCGTCCATAGTGATAATATGTTCAGTTGCCCTGTCAAGGTCTACGGCAATTCCGTTAGACTGCATGACCGCGCCTAGGTGCTGGAGGGTGTGCTCCCTCCCTAGGAGGTGCTTCTGCTTCCTCTTCATGACATCCCGCATGAGTGGCTTGGCAATTCTTGCGGTTACAGCAACGTCCGCCCCACAATAAATATGGAGTTCTTCATCTGTTTTAGCTTCGACTGCGGTGTGCGATGCTTTCCATGCCTCGGGATTATCAGTGTAAAAAGAACCAATGAAACCAAGGTTGTGCGGTAGCTCGTTGTCTGCCAGAAGGTGAAGCAGAATAGAATCACAAGTAAGTTTGGGGGTGATTCCAAGCCATGCCTCCATACATAGTCGATCATACTGCCCAGCATTGTGGCCGAGTAGCGGTACTTGAGGGTCAAGATAAAACTCCCTCATCATGTCTTTGATTATTTCAAGATCCTCGGGCAAGCACAAGAGATTCCCGTGAATACTCCTGATCTCTACGATCAGGGCAGTATCTATGTCTCCCATTCCTACACACCGAACATTAGCAGTCATAGGATTGATGCCGTCAGTCTCGAGGTCATAAGCAACGGGATTTTTCCGCTGCCTCAGCTGTGAAATAAAGCCCCGAATTATCTCTGGATCTGCGGTTCTTATTATTTCTGGGAGCTCCCAGTCCAATTCTCCTGAGAAATATCTAAACCCTTTAGAGAGGTCACTTCGGAATACTTCCCTATAAACAGGGAGCATCATCACCATTGCAGGTGACATAGTATAGGCTACTTGTAAGGTAGCTCCCCAAGGGGCAGTGAGTTCCTCACAGCCTCCTCGTATAGCCATTATGGAAACGTTACCTCCGCGAAGTATTCTCGCAGGGACCTTTCCCATACATATAATCTTGGTTATCCCCGTTGCTTTGATCTCTGCCCATAGGCGGTCTCTACAGGCGTCTTGGGGTTTTCGAAGGAGAGAAAGCTTAGAGAGGTCTTTCTTCTCCTCTCGGGCTTTCTTCTGTCGTTTTCTATTAATGCGCCCTACTCTAACTGCTATCGCATCTAAGTCGTTCTTTGGGGGCCGACACATTACGGCATAAGTGAGGTGGCATTCCGGCCGCTGAATATCTAATGAGTTCAACGCCCGTTGGAGTTCTAGTCCTCCTGGGCCAACAAAGGGTCTACCCTCCATGACCTCATGGGTTGCAGGAGCTTCCCCTATAAGGATCACGCGATCCAGTTCGTGGGTCTCTGCTTCTACTGGGCTTTCTGACCCATGCCCTAGAGGGCAATGCGTACAATCTGTACATTCTATACTCATGGTGTCCTCCAGTTGGGGTGAAAAGGAGGCCCCGTTTATACTCTGGGGCCAAAGAGTTGGGGATTACTCCAACAAGAAGTCGAAGTCGTCCTCTGACGCCTGCGGAGCCGCAGACGCCGCTACAGCCGCCTCGTTTACTTTCTGAGTAGCGGCAGGAGCTGCCTTAGACTCCTCTACTTGAAAGCTCGCTGGGGCAGAGGCAGCTATGGCCTTCTGCATTGAGTCATAATGCGCCTGGTTGAGGTAGCGGTAGTCAGGATAACTTCCCTCTACAGGCTGGCCGTTTGCTCCCATAGTAGGAGCGGTGTAGTTTACGTATGCTGTCTTTCCGACGAGCTTACCGAAAGGCATGTTTACCTTACCACGTAGTTTCTCCTCAGAAACTCCTGTTGACACAAGGAATGCCATAAGGAATGGGAGAGCCTTCTCTGACAAAGAGAAGCTGTCGCGGTGACGGACACCGCTAGTTACGAAGTAACAGTAAAGGCGGTTTGAATCTTCGTAGTGTTTAAACTCTACGATCTTAGCCTCGTGCATTCCTGTAGTTAGGTAGCCTAGGCCACTCCCCGCAGGGTTTACTCCTGTGAAATCTAGTTCTATTGTTACTGACATTTGATTGACTCCTGGGCCAAATGGCCCGTTGTTTGCCCAGAATGGGCGGTTATTATCCACACACACAATGTTTAGTGGAAAGGGGAGATCAGAAATTACTGACCTATAATTCTATAAAATATCGTCGTCGTCTCCGCGAAGGAATGCATCCAGAGCGGCAGAGGAAACGTGGTGCTGGATGGTCGCCCGATGTAACCCATCTTGCAGGGCCCAACGGAGATGGGGAAGAGGGTGTTTTCCCTTGAGTTTCCCAGAGACATCCTTGAGGACTTCCCTCCAATCTTCAATTCCTACAGCGAGGATCTTCTTACTAATCCCCTCTGCAACTTTATCTATCCAGTCTAGTCCTTCAGGGTATTTTATATTAAACCCAGCGGATCGTAGGCCTTCAGCGATATTCATCGGAGATCGGCCTGGGAATACTGCGAGGCGATCTCCAGAAACGTAGTCTGGTTGGGGCTCAAAACACAGTTGGTATTTCCAAGGAGAAGCCGTGGGCTCATACATGGCCCTGCCGATTACATCTACCATCCCGCTGAATTTCTCAGGGAGTTGGCCTGGAAGTGCTGGGCCTCCGCGCACGAACTTTCCGCTAGATGTTCTAGGTGGTTGCTCGTGGCAGTTGAAGATAACTATACAACCCTGGGCCGTAGCCGCGCGAGCGGCGTCTCGAACTGCGAGGACATCCCTAGTAAGGGCACTCCACATTCCTGCTCTACCTTTCGATTTCTCATACTCATTGATAGTAGTCTCCACAATAAGGGAGAAGTCATCCACTACTATTGAGGGAGGCATTGTCTTCATCTTCTCTATAGTAGAGATGATGTCAGGAACCGTCCGGGCAGGGACAATCTTTAGATTATTGATCCCGAGGAATTTTTCGGAAGAGAGCAGCCCTGAAGGGTCTCCCAAGAAGATTCCGTTAGCGCCTGCGGCTGCTGAGGCCACTGTCTTTCCGGCCTTACTAGGCCCATATAGGCATACGAATACACCCTTTGTCTTATTTTTCATCACTTTCCTCACACACGTTATTGGTAATTCTATCTTGATAGTAGGAGTTATTCAAGTCCCAAATCAACCTCACTAGAGGATCCTTAGGAGGAGACTTCTTTACGATCTCATCCAGAAGACTTTCTATATTCTGCATGGCTAATACTGGGGGGTTGTCTAAGATAACTAAGCCGTGGCAACACCTTTCCGAAGCATGCACAAGAAAACCTGTTGAGTCCCAAGCTTTATTCGTATGAATACAATCACAATCATGCGCAGGCTCATCCGCTAGGACTTGTCCGCAGGGGGTACTTTCTCCTAATAGGACTAATACCTCCTCCCCTCGAACCATATATGACCAACGAGATCCTCTACGTATCATCGGAATCCCCCCGCTCTAGTTGGGCAACCAACCTAGGCAATGGCTCCAGAGGGAGAGACCCCTCTACTACTCGTGGGATGTTCTCTTCTACCCACTCAATTTCTCGGTCTGCTCCGATTAGGAAGATGTTCCCATGAGGGCACCTCTCGGTGGCCCAGAAGGAATTCCCTCCTGTGTCCTTCCACTCTTTTAGTACAGATACGCAAGCATCTGAAATCGATAGTCCGGGGATAGGATGTGATTGGAGTAGGAATAGGGGGGTTCGGTCCGGCCTTTCCTGTACACAAACTTCTTCCCCATTCACCTCTACATACCATTTATCCATCATCTGCTCCGAATCGACAGAGATCAAACGCAGAACATTTACCGTATTTTCCATAGCAAATCTGATTACTCATAGCCATGGGCCACTCTTCTGTAGGTCGCCCAGTCCACTGGGCAATCTTTCTCTCCCCCTCCTCAATCGCGTGGACGAACCACCCGAACGCGCGAGGTGCTGGTTCAAGAACACGCCTGTCGAAGTCATATCTAGGGGTCAGCTTCACTCGGTTGACG